TGAAGGCCCGCAGGTGGCGAACGAATCGATCATCCTCGAACCAGTCGTCGACGACGACGCCGTCCCCACGTTCCGGGTCGAACCCTGGATGTTCAAGACGGAGGCCTCATGACCCCGATCATCTTGACGCTGCCGTATCCCCTCTCGGTCAATAGGTACTGGATGCCGGTGAAGATGAAGTCGCACCTGGCCGTGCTGCCGACGAAGGAAGGCAAAGCGTACCGCTCGCAGGCGCAGGCGCTGTGCCGCGCCCAGGGCGTGACAAAGCCGATCACCGGCCGCGTGCACATCGACGTCAAGCTTTACCCGAAGCGCCCGCAGGACTGGCAAACGCGCCAGCGCAAGCTGGGCGCCGGCTGGGACGATGGCGTGATGTGCATAGACATCGACAATGCGAACAAGGTGCTGCTGGACGCGCTGAAGGACGTCGCCATCGAGGACGACAAGTGGGTGCGCCGCCTGACGTCGGAGCGCATGGAGCCCGACGGCGAGGCGCGCGTCGTGGTCACGATCACGGCCATGCCGGTGGCGCAGCCGCAGGCGGATTTGCTCGGGGAGGCGGCGTGATCGCGTATCCCTTCCCGACGCTGCTGTTCCTGCTCGTGGCGGCGCATGCGCTGGCCGACTACCCACTCCAAGGCCCGTTCCTGTCCGAAGCGAAGAACCGCCACACAGCGGTCGGCAAGGTGTTCTGGCCTCACGCCCTCGCCGCGCACGCCGTGATCCATGGCGGCTTCGTGCTGGCCCTTACCGGATCGCTCTGGCTGGCCCTCGCCGAGGTGGCGATCCACGCGGCGACTGACTTCCTCAAGTGCGACAACCGGATCACGCTGAACACCGACCAGTTCATTCACATCGCCTGCAAGCTCGCGTGGGCACTTATCGCCACGGAGGCATCATGATCCCCTTCCGCACCCTGCTGGCCGACATCGCCGCCTCGATGGCTCGCACCGAAGCCGAAGCCGCGCGCGCCGACGAGAAAGCCCGCGCGTATCGCGGACCGTGGCGCCGCAAGACGGATGCCGTCGACGTGCCGGTGCGCGTGGTCGAAGATCCGCTCGCGCTGCCCGGGCCGGAGGAGATCGCGTGATGACGCTGGTGACGCTGCTAATCTCCATCGACCAGGATGGGAAGGCCACTTCCGATCTACAAACCCACGACAACAGCTTCGCCGACGTGGCGCGCGGCCTCGCTGCTATCCGAGCTGAGATTGACCGCGTCTTCGCGCAGCGTCGGGAGTGCCCCTACTTCCCGCAGAACGCCGCTGATGGCAAACGGAAGATCATTCGCGGGGAGGTCGAGCCTTGACGGAACGCCGTGACATCGGCTCGCGCCTGGAGAACTGGGCGCGGCTGTTCCCGCAGCCCGGCGCAGGCGAGCAGCCGGACCGCCGCGCATTCGACCCGACGGATGCCGCGCACCTTGAACGCGCCATGCAGGCGCTGCCCACGCTGCAGCGCTCGCTACTCTGGTGGTGCTACGTCAAGCAGGACACGCCCGAGAAGGTCGCGCGGCGCCTCGGCATCAGCATGCGGCCGGCGCTGCACTTCGTCGACGCGTTCCGGCATGCACAGGCGGCCGCGCATGCGCTGGCCGAATCGGCAACTCTTCCGCAGGAAGGTTGATCGGTGGCAAAATCACGACATGGCCACTACCTACACCCCCGAGCTTGGTGACAAGCTGTGTGCGGCCGTTTCCGACGGCGACGACATCCGCAGCATCTGCAAGCGCCCTGGCATGCCGAGCAAGGCGTCGTTCTTCCGCTGGCTGCGCGAATACCCGGATTTCGCGAAGAATTACGAGATCGCGAAGGACGAGGCCATCACGACCGAGATCGACGAAACGAAAAGGATCGCGGACGACTGCAAGGCTGACGCCGATTCCATTCGCAAAGCCCGGCTTCGCATCGAGACCCGCTTCGAGCGCGCGCAACTGATCCGCCCGAAGCTTTACGGGAAGAAGCTGCAGCTCACCGGCGAAGGTGGTGGCCCGGTCCAGCATAAGCTTGTGACGCAGATGACCGACGACGAGCTTATGGCTGTAGCCGGACGGAAGGGAAGCAATGCTGCTGACGCCTGAACAAGCCGCAGGCGTGCTGCTCGAGCGCCGCACCGCCCGCCGCGACCTGGTGGCCTACGCCGCGCGCGTCCCGGTGCCGGGCTCGCCCATCGAGGACGCCGACGACGACGCGCCGATCCCACTGGTCGAGAGCCGCCAGGCCGAGCACCACAAGCTGATCTTGCGCGAGATGCAGCGCTGCATGGAGACGCAGCACGGCCGGCTGATGATCATGGCGCCCCCGGGCTCCGCGAAGAGCACCTACGCCACCGTTGTGGCGCCGACATGGTTCCTTGGCCGCGAGGCGAACCGCCGCGTGATCCTCGCCAGCTACGGATCCGACCTCGCCAGCCGGCACGGCCGCCGTACGCGCCAGCTGCTGCGCGCGCCAGAGACCACGAGCATCCTGCAAACCGAGCTGCGGCAGGATCAGCGCTCCGCCACCGAGTTCGCGCTGACCAACGGCAGCGAGTACATTGCCGGCGGCATCATGGCCGGCATGACCGGTAACCGCGCTCATGGCATCGTCATCGACGACCCGATCAAGGGCCGCGAGGCCGCGGACTCGCAGACCGTACGCGACAAGACCTTCGCGGCGTACGAAGACGACCTGATGACGCGCCTGATCCCGGGCGGCTGGGTCGTCATCATCAACACGCGCTGGCACGAAGATGATCTGTGTGGTCGTATCCTCCCTGCCAACTGGGCCGGCGAGTCTGGCAACATCGCGTGCCGCGACGGTAATACGTGGCGCGTACTGTGCCTGCAGGCAGAGTGCACGACGACCACGGATCCGCTCGGCCGGCGTCCCGGTGACATGCTCTGGCCGGAATGGTTTGATCGGAAGCACTGGGAGCAGTTTCGACTGAATCGCCGCACCTGGTCGAGCCTCTACCAGCAGCTGCCGGCGCCGGCCGACGGCATCCTGTTCCGCCGCGATGACATGGGCACCTACGACAGCGTGCCGCACGTGCTGCGTATCGTCGGCGGCTCCGACTACGCGGTCACGCCTGACGGCGGCGACTGGACCGAGCACGGCGTCGCTGGCATTGCCGAGGACGGCACGATGTACCTGCTGGACTGGTGGCGCGGTCAGGTCGGGCCCGAAGAATGGATCGAGCGGAAGATCGACCTCATGGCGCGCTGGAAGCCGCTCGCCTGGTTCGGCGAGGCCGGGCCTATCCGGCGCGCCACAGAGGGACGGCTGCGCCAGCGCATGATCGACCGGAACGTCATGTGCCGCGTCGAATGGCTGGCCTCGATCAGCGACAAAGCGGCGCGCGCGCAGTCCATCATCGCCACGGCCGGCATGGGCCGCCTACTGTGGCCGCGAGCTGCATGGGTGGCCGAGCTGCAGCGGCAGTGCCTCGTCTTCCCCGCCGGCCAGCCTGACGACGGCGTCGATGCGCTGTCGATCATCGGGCGCGGCGCGGACACGCTGGGGCGCGCCGTACGGCCGACGGCGCCCGTCGTGCCGGTGCCGATGCAATCGCCCTTCCGTCGCAGGTAGAATGCCCGAATGACAACGGAGAGGCGATGACCGACGAGAACAAGTTCCAGCGCGTCGAATGGGAAGGCGATCTGTTCCATGCGACCGACGACGAAGCCCCCTTCCCGCTGCGTCCGCCCAGCAACGGCATCCCGGCCGACGACCTGGAGCTGCTGACGCTGGCCGCGCGCGCGATCGGCGCCCAGGTCGAGATCGTCGAGGGCGAAGACTGGGTGAACCTGCACTTTGCCGATGGGAAGATCATCTACGCCTGGAACTCGCTCCGGCACAGCAGCGATGCGTTCGAGCTGCTGGTAGCTTTGCGGCTCGACTTTGTCCACGGCCTCGATGAAGTAGCCGTCAACGATCAGCATGTCGTGCTGGTGAACTATGTTGAATACGGCCCCGATCCTGATGCCGATGCACGCCGCGCCGTCACGCGCGCAGCCGCCGAAATTGGGAAGGCGATGGTATGAAAATCTACATGATCACTTGGGTGCAAGGCGGTTGTTTTGGTCTGTCGGCTGTAGTGATTGCGCCGGATGAGGGCGCGGCACTGCATGAGCTCAAACTTGGCGAGGATGACACGGAAATCGATGTATGCCTGATAGGAAATGAAATCGAACCGTCCACCAAACCCTGGGTAGCCGCACACGAGTCGCTTTGACGTCACAGCGACAATCTATTTCCCCTCATCATTTGATAGCTGTAGACTATCGGAAATTTATTCCGAAAGGCATCAGCTATGGGCCGCCCATCCAAGGAAGAACGCCTCGCCGCCAAGCACGCCTTCTTCTACGCCGATTTCGGCAAGATCCAGACCTCCGTGCGCGACGTGCGCATCCAATGCCTCGGCGACCGCCGCTTCTACTCCGTGCCGGGCGCGCAGTGGGAAGGCCCTGTCGGCGACCTCTTCGAGAACAAGGTTCGTTTCGAGTTCAACAAGACCCACCTGGCGGTGCTCCGCATCATCAACGAGTACCGCAACAATCGCATCACAGTCGACTTCACGCCGAAGGACGGCAGCGATGCCGACGAGCTGGCGGACAACTGCGACGGCCTGTACCGCGCCGACGAGCAGGACAGCGGAGCCCAGGATGGCTACGACAACTGCTTCGAAGAGGGTACGGCCGGCGGCATGGGCGCGCTGCGCCTGCGCGCGCGCTATGAGGATGAGCTCGACGATGACGACGACCGCCAGCGCATCGCGGTCGAGACGATCTACGAGGCCGACACCTGCGTCTTCTTTTCGCTCGACGGCAAGAGCTACAACAAATCCGACTCCAAGCGCTGCTATGTGCTGACGTCGAAGACGCGCGACGAATACTTCGAGGAATGGGGCGATGACCCGGCCAGCTGGCCCAAGGGCATCGGCCTGGGCTTCTTCGACTGGTACACGCCCGAAATCGTCTGGATCGCCGAGGTTTATGAGATCGAGGAGACGTCGGAGCTGCTGCACGTGTTCCGCGGCATCGCGCTCGACGACAGCGAGCCGAATGAGATGACCCTGACGGATGACGAGTTGGCCGAGGAAGGCAAGGCCGAGGAGCTGGCCGCCACCGGCTTCCGCGAGGTGCGCCAGAAGCGCATCAAGCGCCGCCGCGTGCACAAGTACATCATGAATGGAGCGCGCATCCTGTCCGACGAAGGCTACATCGCCGGTACGTGCATCCCGGTCGTGCCCTACTACGGCAAGCGCTGGTACGTCGATGGTATTGAGCGCTGCCAGGGCCACGTGCGCCTGGCGCGCGACGCGCAGATGCTGGTCAACATGATCAATTCATGGCTGGCCGAGATGGCGTCGCGCTTCGACGTCGAGAAGCCGATCCTCACCCCTGAGCAGATCGCCGGGCACGCCCAGATGTGGGCCGACGACACGATCAAGAAGTACCCCTACCTGCTGATCAATCCGATCCTCGATGCCAGCGGCCAGCAGGTCGCCAGTGGTCCGGTCGGCTACACGAAAGCGCCGAACCTGCCGCCGGCCATGGCCGCGCTGGCCCAGATGGCGCAGGCCGCGCTCGAGGACATGCTGGGGAACCAGGAAGCCGGCGAGCAGATGCAGCCGAACCAGTCCGGCCGCGCGATCGAGATGATCCAGCAACGCCTGGATATGCAGGTCTTCATCTACGTCGACAATTTCTGTAAGACGATCGCGCGCGTCGGCGAGATCTGGCTGTCGATGGCGCAGGAGCTATACGCCGACCAGGGCCGCAAGATGAAGTCCATCGGGCCGAACGGAGAACCGGGCCAGATCGAGCTCATGCAGCCAAAGGTCGA